TTATTCCTTATAAAAAAAGCCCCACAACTTGTGGCTGTGAGGCTTGTTAAACACATTAAATATTAGCGGATGCTAGTATTTGTGTTTGTTGGGTTAGCTGTCAATGTACCTGAACCAACATTAATTGCACCATTGGTAATGTTTTGACCTAAGCCATAGATTAACTGTGCCAAATGTGAGTATTGAGCTTGTTGCTGAGATTGTTGTTGCATCTGGTTGATGTTATTGGTATTTGTAAGAGTAATACCGCTAGTAGCTGCATCAAGAGCTGAACGGCTTCTCAGTGCAATAATTTCTGCGTTTGCATCACCAAGTTGACGATTCAATGTAGCTTCGTACTGTGCAACGATCAGTGCACGAGTTCTGTCTCCATCAGCAGCAATATCTTTAGCTAACTCGTAACGGTTTTCCATTACGTTCTGATTAACATCAGCAATACGTGTAGCTAAACTAGATGTAGTGTTGTTTAATTGGTTTGTAAGACCTAAGCTTTGATTAGCTTGTGACGCTTCAAAAGTTGCAGCATTTACTGCTACTGATTTGTCTACCATACCAATAGCTTGCATTAAGCTCATATTAGCTGTTACTTGTTCTGGAGGACTGCGTAACAATGCTCCAGCAGCAGCACCGCCATCTCCGCCTTGACCGCCAAAAAGTCCGTTGTTGCCTTGGCGCAACAAGCTACCCAAAATCAATCCACCGATCAATCCGCCACCACCGCCACCACCAAACAAACCGTCACCGCCGCCACTACCGCCCATACCCATAATCATACCGGGTGTCATTACTTCTGCCATATCTTTGTCCTTTTAAATTTTAAAATTGTTACCAGAATTTTGGCAACTGTAATAATTATAACATGATTGTTATATTAACACAACCTTAATTTTCTGGCTACAGGAATTAAAATGCAAGTTACTACAAAATTATATTCCGTAAAATCAAGAACTCCAAGCTACAAAATTAGGCAGCTCCATTTTGCTTGCTTTTCTTGGATTCCATATAGTTCCATACGCTAAGCAACATTGATTTAGTTACCGCAATTTTTTCTTGCACCCACTCAGGCACGTTATCTTTAGTATTAATTATTTCATCTATACCTTCTATAGCTCGTCGCATGCTTTCTAGATTGTTTTCAACCATAGTAGCTTCATCATTGTATTCTTCACTATCGCTATCTGCAGTTTGGTTATATGTATATACCAAATAAGGTCTCATTGTTGCCATAATTTTATTCCTTTAAAGTTTATTAGCTGTAATTATTATAGCATTATTGATACTATATTACAACCTTAGTTTTATGGGTACAGGAATTAAAATGCAAGTTACTACAAAATTATATTCCCAAAAGAAAAAGCCCCCAAGCTATTAAACTTGGGGGCTTCTTTTTGCTTACTCTTCTGAGACTTGCTCTTTTGGGAGCTGCTCTTGGGCTTGCTTTACTAATTTATTAGTTAATGGATTGGCTTTTTTAGCAGGCAATTCTTGTAGTCCCGCTAAAAGTGTATTTGCTTCTTCGACAGTAACTTTTAGTGTTATGATTGTGTCTTTTTCTTGTTCCATATATTACCTAATTGGACAAGCTCCAGTAGCACAGTCTTCGCCCATAATTTCATCGAAACTATTGGCATTTTCTAACGATACAGGAGTAAGTTGTTGAACATATGTTCGGAAAGTTTGTTCATCGACAACTTCTTGCGGCAAGTACAAGTATCCTAAATCTTTAGCTGTTTTAGTAGGGTCTGTGCGATAGATGAAACTAACGCCCACATAACAATCCCAGTTATCTAACAACCAGTCAATGATTGCGGGAACTTCGGAAGGGTCATAACTAATTGTTACTGAAGTATTTTGCTGAGTCCATGAAGTCTGAATCAACTTGTATTTTTCGAGTTGTTCGACCGCTGTGTCAAGGTTGACTTCTTTTCCAGCAACTTTATGGAAAGGCACATCAGCCCACTCAACAGGGAATGTAATAAGTACACCACTATCATCAGTGGGGTGATTAACAACGTTATAATTAGCAGCGCGCAATACTTCAACAATAGGGTCAAATTTACTAAACTGAACATTATTGAAAATATACTTTCCTAGTGGCTTGTGAATTCCTTCGGTAGTGTCCATAATTTTGGACAGTGTACCACTAGGTTTAACACAAGTAATGTTTTTGGGACTAGGCAGATCAAGTTCTTGAGCCATGCCAATAGCAGCACCAGTTGCTGTACGCTTCAAATACTCATAGTCGTAACCATTCATATCGGGTCGTTTAGCAATACCTGTTAAACCTACTCCGCACAAACGCATAAAATAGTTGTTTAAGTGCCAAGATTCTTGTAGAATCCCGTCTTGTAAGTTAACGCAAGTTTGTCTGTAGTTGGCTCTAGCGGCCAAGCGAATGGCATTGTGAAGTCCAGCGGTGTCGCCTTTGAACTTGGCAATATCGGTTTCTGTAAGGTTACAGAATGACTTGTTTCCAAGCAAGATCTCAACACAGGGGTTTGCACCTTTAAACCAAGGGGCACGTCGTAAAGCTTCAACTTCATTGATAAATCCTGGTTCCGAACCACCTGCTTCTAACATCAGATCAAAAATCTTTTGCAAGTCAGCTTTTAGTGGTTTTTCTTTAAATACTAATGAATTATTAGATTGCTGACGATGACTATTGTTATACAACCACCAGTCTTTCTTGGCTACAGCAAACTCTTCCCATTCTGGCTGTCCGTAGTCGAACAGAGCAATTTCCGCACTACGACGACTAGATAAAATGGTACCAAGATGATTAACAATATCGAGAATATCCATCCTAGTGAGTAAACTATCAGCACGGCCGTTGAGGATATTTGCAATAGCCACGTATGCAGTTGAAATAGCAGAGTCACCACTTGAAATCCATCCATAGCCTTTTAGCCTTTCGCCAGCAGGTCTTAATTGTGAAAAATCAAGAACCAAAGTATCAGCAGCATACTTACCCGCAAGCAGCTTGCCAATAGACTTTGCCCAAGCTTCTGCGCTGTCTCCAACCTGAATTGTCCAGGTTTTAGTCTCTTCATCGAATGTTTCAACATTGTGCTCTAATCCACCTTTAGCAGTACGAGTGCTTCGTACTACACGGATATTTTTAATTGGTTTTGAAAATCCGTTTAATGTGCCTACAATAGGTTTAAATCCTACTCCGCATCCTTGCAGTAAAAGCCATAAGCAGTCTACTACGTCATATACAGTCTCTACGTGAGTAAAGCTGCAATTAAATTGTGAAGCTTCACGAGTTTTAGCTACATCTGTACCGCCAAGCCAAAGTGTGCGACCACTCATAGCCACTTTACGATCCAGCATCAGCTGTTCAAGATCATAAAGTTCGCTGTATTCTTCGTCTGTTAGATCACGACCAGCGGCGCGCTGCCACAGCCATTCTTGGTGATCAATAACTCGGGCTACTGTTTCTTGCCATGTTTCAAATTGTTTTCCGTCGTCTGAAACTGGACGATTATATGTACGACGTGTGATTACTTGGGCTCTAGTTGATACTGCCATGATTTCCTTTATGTTCCTGTTGAACCGAAGCCTCCTGTGCCTCGGGTAGAGTCGTTCCAAATATCTTTAAACTGTACTAGTTCAACCTTCTGAATAACCAACTGGGCAATTCTATCACCAGCTGTAATTTTATATGGGTCATCACCGATATTTTTTAACAAAACTTTAATTGTGTCACGATAACCACTATCAATCACGCCTACGCTGTGAGGGATAGTAATTCCCTTTTTTCCTTGAGAGCTTCTATTATATACAAAGCCTGCAAAGCCTTGTGGAATTTTGACTGCTATACCCGTATCAACAAGTTTTTGCTCGCCTGGGTAGATTTCGCAATTTTCATATGAAAACAAATCTGCCCCAGCATCACTGTGGTGTGCTCGTTGTGGCAGTTGTGCGCCTGGCTTTACTTGGCAATCTAATGTAAAAGCACAGCTGTATACACTGCCGCTTGTTATAAAAGCACCGTTTAATGTTGTTCCGTTCATTTTAAATATAACTCTAAGGTTTCGTCAATTTGTTTACAATTTTCAGTACCGATTGCTTCTTCACAAAAGGTAACTAAATCCATTAATTTATAGTTCAATTCTAGTTGATCTTTACATTCATTTAAGGCTTGAATATATTTGTATTTACCTGAGATAGGGATGCTTGCAATAATGTCATAGGTACTGCCATACTCATTAACCAAGCCGACTGCTCTCTTAGGCCCAATGCCAGGGACGCCAAAAACATTATCACCACTGTCACCAGTAAGGCACTTGATACTAATGTAATCTTCGGGATTAAAGTCATAATGGTCATTCCAGTTATCGACTGTAATTTCTTTGCGTGTAACATAAGAGAATCTTGATACGTTAGGTTGAACTAATAAATCCCAGTCTTTATCTGAACTAATCAGCCAGATATCGTCAACTGGAAGTTTTGATTTTTTTGATACAATATATGCTGCAATATCGTCAGCCTCGACTCCTTGGAATCTAAGAACTGGAAAATCTGTGTTGTCAGCAATATGTTCTAGTGTTTTTGTAAAGTCTTCGAAGAACAATTCAAACGCTGCTTTTTCAGCATCGGTTTGGTTTTCGAACTTATCTTTACGATTTTGTTTATACTCAGGGTAAATGGCTTTGCGATAAGAACTTGAACCCATATCTCCAGCAATAATTACATGAGATGCTTTGTATGATTTTTTAAGACTTTGAACTGTGCGTAAGTAGTCTTCAGCAAAATCTGTAGCACCACTATGTTTATAGCGAAATGCAAGATTAAGTGAGTCAACAACTAGCAGAGTATTGTTTGATTCGGTAATTTTTGAGAATGTTTTTGACATATTATTTGTGTGTTAATCTGTTATTATACCACTGCTTAGCTGTTTTGTCAAGTTACAAATACTGGCTGCTCCCACTTTAACCAGTCTTCGAGCAATGCTGCATAGAATTCATGATCTTCGTGGTTGTAGTAAAGGCAACGATAGTTCTGTGAGTTAGGCATTTCGTCAAAAGCAACAAATACTTTGCTGCGATCAAATTTAAAAATTAACAGAGGTTTTTTGCCTACTTGAGTGCCTTGACGAGTAGTCTGTTGCCAGAATTCTACTAGTTGCGGAGTCTTGGATGTTAGTAAGTGTGAAGTAAGGTGATCTTCCGCATAGCCTTTAACTTCTACACACCAAAGGTTGGTTCGCCCAGGAACGTATAAATCGCCCTTAAGCTGATGTTTAGGGTCAAGAGCACCTGATCCAGGCACTCTTTCCCAAGCTAAACCTGTGTGCTTTTTTAACAGATCACGAACTGTGGTTTCTGTTCTAGCACCTTTGGCTCTAGCGTCTACGACCATTACGCTTCTTTGGGAGGCTCACTTGGAGTTTCCACTGCTGGGGTAACCCGTTCAGCTACTGGAGCTGCCTTAGGGATTGCTTTAGGGGCAGGTGCAGCAGCTTCTTCAACAACTGCTTCTACGCCGTTAACATCAATTGTACAGCTAGAGTCAACTCGGAAAGTTGCTTTGCCTTTACCAATCACTGCTACCAGTGGGTGCTGGCTATCTTCAATACTGTCGCCTACTGCTAATGCTTTTCCATTAAGGACAACTTTTACGTTTCCGTCAATTTCTTCTAAAATCATATTATACCTCTATTTGGGATATGTTGTTACGTTTAATAACATTAATTTTTTCTAGTAGGGGATGGCTAAAGCCATGACTTACTAAGAAAGTATTTAAATGTTCTTCTTGTAGTAACACTTCAACTAACTTTTCTTTACCATCAGTATCGAGTGTTTCTACAGTTTCATCCAGTATTAGTAGATTGATTCTAGAACTGGACAATGTTTGCATTAGTTTTCTAATAGCTAACAAAGTAGCTACGTTAACCCTTGCTTTCTCACCACCACTAAGAGCTAGTATTTCAATATCTTTTCCATTATCAGTAATAACAACATTTAATTTGTCACTAGCGCTGATCTTGAAACCAATTTGAAATCTTCCATCACTTAGATCAACCAAATATTTATTTGTAATATCTTCTAAGTCTTTTACTAAACTCTCAATTTTATATGCTACTAAACCTGTTGTACTAAATGTCTTTGTTAAAACATTTAAAATACTCATTCTTTCACTTAATTCGTGCAATTTGCTGCTATAAGTTTCTAGTTCTTGGTTCATATCAACCAATTGTTTAGATACTAGATCTACTTTAGTGTTATGTGCGGTTACTTCTTTGTTGTGCTGTTCTGCTTCAACAATTTTACGTTTAACAGAAGCAATTGAATTTTGCAACTCTGTAAACTGTTGCTGTAGTGTTTGTTTGTCCAGTAATGTTTCTGGTAATTCTGTATCAATTAGGGAATGATACTTTTCCCAATCTTCTTGTGATTTCTGAGCTTCTAACCAAGCAGCTTTTTGATTCTTTAAACTAAATATTCTGCCGCTATATTCTGCTGACAATAATTCTGCTGTCTCAGCTTCTGATTCTTTTTCAGATACTAACTCTGTGACTTTGGCTTCATTGATTTCACTTAAACAGGTAGGGCAAGTTCCGTGCAGTGCTTTCATCTTTTTAACAAAAGACTGAGCATCACTTACTGTTTTAGATAGTTTTGCTACTTCTGCTTGATATCCCTCAATGCCTTCTTCAGGTTTTTCAGGAATTGGTAGCAATTTAATTTTTAACTGTAACTGCTTGTAAGTATTGTTTTGAGAAATCTTTTTATTAGTAGACTCAATACTGTTTATACTAGATTCTAATGCTGCAGCTTCAGTTATTAACCCAGTATCTAGTTCGGGTGCTGCTATGGTTTCTTTTAAGGTTAAATCAGTCTTTTCGTACTTGTTTAACCAGCTAGTAACAGTATTAACTTGAGACTGCACACTAGCAATATCTTTTGTTAGTTGAGTAGATACTTCTTTAAAAACTTCTGCAGCACGAGTATACTTACCTAAATTAAGAATTTCGATAAGGAACTTTTTACGTGCAGTATCAGGAGCAGTTAAAAACTCTAAACTTGAAGCATTAGACTGATAAACAATCTGTGCAAAACTTTTGTGATCAAAGCCTAAAATATCTTCAATCATTTTATAAGTAGCTGTTGCAGTATGTGCGCTAATGTCTACGCCTTCTTTAAACAGCTTTACTGTTTGAGCAGTTCCACGACTAGATTTAATTGTATAATTAGTACCATCACGATTAAAGTCTAGTTCAATAGTATAAGACTTTTCTTTAACATATCTATTAAGAATGTCTGCTTTCTTAATACCTTTGCTGTTCTTATTAAACAATACTTCTTCTAAGATAAGAGCAATAGAGCTTTTACCATGACCATTACGACCTACTAACTGTGTTAGTGGAGCTGCAACAAAATCAATTTTATTATCTTTTCCGTAGCTAAAAGCATTAGCCCATCGTAGTTGTTTTATAGTTATCATTTACTGCTAGTCTTTTCTTTAGTTCTGGTAAGCCGCCCACATATTCACCGCCAAGGAAAATCTGTGGAACTGAGCGAGCGTTGGGCACTTTTTCAATTAAATCTTTTTTACTGTATGTGCCAGCACCAATCATAAATTCATCGTATTCAATAGCATACGAGGTAAGTAAACGTTTGGCTTCTTGACAAGCAGGACAGTTAGTTTGTGACCAAACTTCGGCTTTATTCTGATTCGATTTTGTCTGCATAATTTTGAAATTCCTTTAATACATTCTCAATAGTATCTTCTGGCAATTCTAGAATATATGCAAGATACTCACGGATTTCTTCTGACATAGACATTTCTTTGTCTAAGATCAGAGCGGAATCTGTATCCCGCTTAATCACTTTGCGATCAATTAACTCTGAATCTTCGAGTTCGCCAAGTTCTTGCATATCGCCCTCAACTTGGTAAATTGTGTGATCGTAGTCAGTTTGAGGTTTATGGTCGTGTACGGCTACTGTTTTACGAATAAGCTGAGGTAGCTTTAGTTTACGCCACTCGTGTGTTAGATCGTTGGTATCCAGTATAATAACACCAGTATCCACGTTATGACGATGGAAACTAGTAGTAACGGGACTGCCAGGATAGAGTATATTCTTTTGACAGTTTTCATATGAGTGCAAGTCGCCTGCTAAAACAACATCCCAGCGAGCAAATAGTTCTAAGTCAACTTCTGGTTTAACGTGTGGAGGAATTTCTCCGCGCACATGAGTACACAAAATTCTTCCGTGAAACTCTCGTGGACTTTTCTCAAACTCTTTTAGCCGATTATAAGGAATAATATCAATATCTGCTGATTTAATACACCAGAATTCATCAATAATTTCTACTTTGGGATTTAGTCGGTTTGTAACTTGTTTTAAATTAGTTAAAAACGTTGTGTCTTTTTTAACTGCTTCGTGATTACCAGCGTAAATAATTGTGGGAATCTTGCAGTGATTAACCAAATCAAAATATGTTTCCAGTTCTTCCATATTAGGAAGTTTGTCAAAAACATCGCCGCCAATAATAAACATATCACATTCTGATTGCAATTCTTCTAGCTGCTGCCACAGCATATTAAACCTATTCTTAGCCCATTCAATAGGTACGTTTTTCTGACCCAACTTAATGTGAACGTCAGCTGTAAATAATACTTTCATAGTGCCCTTGAGACAGAAAAGCCCGCTAAGCAAATAGTTTAGCGGGCTTTAGTTTTTTAACCTAATTCTTTGACAGCTTCTTGCTCAGAAGATTCGGCTTCGCCGTCTTCTTCACTGTTGGTAGTAATTTTCTCCAACAAGGCTTTTACATCTGCTTCTGTAGGACGAGGAAATTTCTCATCAATATTCTTAGCAGCATCTGCCATAGCACGCTCTTCAGCGGTCAGTGGGCGGGCTTTGCAACGCAAAACTTGCAATGTATACTCAACATTAAAAGGCAGAGGGCCTGTCTTTACACGCTTGAATACAACATCCCAACCAGTATCATAGTCAGTAGGGTCTCCTAAATCTTCAGCCGCTGTAACGATTTGCTCAAACAACTTCTTTTTCAAGTTAAGAGCAACAACTTTTTGCGACTTAGGGTCAATACAATTTACAGAATAGCTCCAAGAGCATTTTGCTTCTGGGAAATACTCAGTAACATGATCTTTCTCAATGTTATCGAACTTCTCCTTTTCACGACTAAACGCCAAACATTCAACTGGAATATCTTTGTTATTAGTGCCTTTCAGCCAATAAATGTATCGTGGAAGAACTCCGCCAATTAAGCGGACTGTATTTTCGCCATCTTTGTATTCGTAAGATTCGACTTTGTTTGATTGTGCTTTACCTTTGGTATTTTTAAAACTAAGTGCCATTTTTTATTTTTCCTCGTATTTGAAGTGAATTTTGTTTTCTGTTATTTTTAGTAGCGGATTTGATTTTATTGCGTTTAGGTCAATATCTGAATAAAAAGATAGGTCTAGATATGTATAACCGTAATGTTTATATATGGCGTAGTTTCTACGCCCCGCTAACCTTATGTATTGTGCTTTATAGACAATATCCGTTGTAGTATCAGTAAATAAAAGTGCAGGGTTTATTAGAAAACTATTACCTTTTAAGCTAAAAATCGGCTTGATTTTACTGTATTGGTTTTTAGGAATAGATTTTCTAATAAAATGCAATCTTAAAGTTTCAACTAATTTTGTAGAGTCGCACTGTGTTGTGGACTCAAGCAATCCAAGGTTGAAGAAAAGGGTCATATACTGAAACTTAATAACTATTATACCACTTTGGATATCGTTTGACAAGTGAAATTTTATCTACGCTAATACTTTCCAGCCTTTGCGTAGATAAAGCCCTAACCTATCTGTGTTTTGCTTTTTATCGGCATATCCAGCAAATTGAATGTCTACTATAATTGGGTCTAGTTTACCTTCATGCATTCGCATAATCCTACCAGCAATTTGTTCTAGTAAACTATCGTTTGACATTGGAACTGCTAATATTACACAGCTTAGGATGTTGATGGAAATACCTTCTGAAAAGATTTGTCTGCTACCAGCAATGCACATTTTTTCTTTGGCAAGGATTTGCTCTTTTGCTCGTTGTCGGTCTTCAAAACTGGTGTTCCCAGTAACCAACAAACACGTTTCACCAACATACTCTTTTACCTTCTCTAAGAATTCTACTCGATCCGCTATAATGAGAACAGAATGACCTTCAGCAATATGCATATTAGCAATACTACTAATAAACTTTCTATAATTGTCATTTTGTGTTAAGTCCGTTATTTTATCTACCCAAGTAGCACCAGGTTTAAGTGTGATGCCACTTTTTACCATGTGAATGGTAGGAGGTATTGTATTAGAAACGGGAGGCTTTAATACTGTAGTACCAAAATAATCTTTAAACAGTATATGTTTCCCGTCTTTTCGTATCATTGTACCTGACAATGCAATTCGATATCTGGCGTGGAACGCATCAATTGTTCCAGCAAATGTAGTGGCAGGACAGTGGTGAGCTTCGTCCAAGATAACAGTCCCAAACTCTTTAGCCAGTTCTGCAGTGTGCTTAACCAGTGTCTGTATGTTCGCAACTGTGATAAAGTAGTCGTCGTGGTCAACTCGTCCACCACCAATAACTCCGCAGTCCGTCCCGAATAGCGTTCGTATCTCTTCACACCACTGGTCTCTGAGTGCAGCAGTGTGTGTAATGACCAGTGTCTTTTGACCAAACTTTCTTGCCAAGTGTAGCGCAGTAAAGGTTTTACCCCAACCAGGCAAGGCGTTGATAAAAGCTGTATCATTGACTTCATCATAGATTGTTTGTTGGTCATCATATAGCCCAAACTTAGGGTCAGGAAATGGGACAGGAACTAAAATTCGTTTATCTACTATTTCATAGTTTTGTGGGATTAAATCTGTTCGACCCTGCGGAATAGAAAGAATACCCTTGATTAACGACTTATAGTTTTTAATTGTTTCGACACTAGCAAATTTCTTTGATCCAGTGTCTTTATGTATTTTGTAGGTAAGAGATTTAATTACGTGTTTGGTATGCTCTACACCTGGATTGTCTAAGTATATTCTATTCGATATAATTGCTTTTGCCACTATACTAGTCTCCACGTATCTTTTTGTGGATACTCATAGTACCCATAGAATAAATAGCTGTTATCCATATATAAAACTCCTGCGTATTGGTGATAACTTTCAGGTTGTACCATAGTCTTGAATCGGTGAGACACACCCTCAAGCTCTAATACACACCCTATGCCATCCGCAGGTAACACTTTAATAATCTTCTTTGTTGTCAGTTTGGCGCGCGTAGATTTTTTATGTTGAAAAACCTGTCCGTGGCTATCAATAAACCACGTTGTAGATTTTGCTAACTTAATAATATCTACAAGAAAGTATACTGCTGAACTTATAGGAAACAACGTTACTTTGCCTTGCAAAGCGAGTCTTCGTAAACCTAGAGTTGGTTTATCTATGGACTTATCGTCTACAAACCTATAGTTTGTTGTATGTTCAGCAGTATCCTTATCGCTGTACTCTGATTTATAGTATACTATGCCACCCTCTGTTTCAGGTTGTTTTTCACCCAGCCTGAATACGGGAAATACGATCTCCTGTAGTTTCATAGTATCCTTCCCAGTCGCCAAAACTGTAATCATCGCCAACGTCTTGGTCAACACCAATAGGTGTGTTAGGGATTTCGCAACCCCACTTATGCTGTGTGTTACGTTTTAGCAACTCACAGTAAGTTTCTACGTGCTCTTCTTTTACCAGTGCTACAATAGAGTCGTGTACTAGCATAAAGATGTTGGCGTCAATGCCTTTTGCTTTAATTTCGTCAGCAGTTCGCATTGCACCAAGTAAATTAACGTCTGAGGCAAGGCTTTGTACTTCGGCATTGATTCCTGATCGCACTTCATGTGCTGCAATACCTTTATCTGAGCTAAAGACATTTGGTAAGCGGCGTTTTCTACCAAAGAATGAGTATGTGTATCCATTTTGTTCAATAAATGCTTTGCGTGTATCTAACCAGTTTTTGAGTTTACTAAATTTCTTAAAATAAGATTTAATATCGTCTCGGGCACGATCTACAGGGTAGTCTTCACCAGTGGCTTTTGACACAGTTTGCGATACTTTGTTAGCACCCGAACCATACAAAATACCAAAAGAGATAGCTTTAGCTGATTGACGCATAGCGCCATACTTTTTCTTAACATCCTCAACTGCACAAGGCAAGTCGAACACCATTTTAGCAATTGTTGAGTGAAAGTCGCCACCGCTAGAGAATACTTCTTGCAGATTCTTATCACCCGACAGTACAGCAGCATAATACATCTCAGCTGTTGTCAAATCCTGCGATACAATTTTGTAGCCTGCTGGAGCTTTGATGCAACCTTTGATAATAGGATTGTCGCGAGGTATTTGCTGAGCGTTGAACTTCCCAGAACTACTAAGCCTACCGCTAGTAGTAAATATAAGATTAAAATTTGTACGAATACGACCATCACGATCAAGTTCTGGTAGAATCTTTGAAATATAGGTATTTTGGATTTTTCCAAGCTGTCTTACCTTTAAAATAGCAGCTGGGAGTGGATGTTCTTCAGACAGTTGCTCAAGTACTTCTGCATCTGTTGAGACTGCTCCTGTGGCGGTTTTCTTTCCTGTGGGGGACAAACCAAGATAATCGAACAAGACGACACGAAGCTGCATAACACTATTAGGGTTAAAAATCTTCCCAGTATCTTGCTCAAAACGCTTAACTTCTTCAAATCCATACACCACCTGCTTGGCTTTTTCAATTTCTTCGTCAAGATACAAATTAGCAGCCGCCATTCGTTCTTGACTAATAGGAATACCTACTTCTTCCATGTCCATTAAGAACAATGTACCAGGAACAAGGATTGTTTCGTATACATAACGCAACTTTTCGTTGTTTTGTACGATAGGCCAGAACTTCATAAACAAGTCGTAAGTTACGGCAGTATCAATACTAGCATAACGACTAATAGTGTCAAAAGGAATAAGATCGTAAGTAAAATCATCTTGCAACATACCATTAGCGGCACAATACGATTTCTTAAAATCATCTAGTTCTGAATCATAATCGCCATAGTCTGTATACTTGAGAGCAAGCGGTTTTAGACCATGACTATCAGTTTCATCAAGCACATAGTGCATAACCATAGTGTCATGAACTTTACTACGATCAAATGTCAAACCCAAGTGATAGGCTAACATCTTATAGTCAAATTTCATGTTATGGAACACAATGGTAAAGGTATTGCAAATCTTTTGCAACAACTCAATACATTCTTCATCCATCGCATCGCACAAAATATAGCGACCATGCTTAGATTTATAACTAATAGAAACACCAAGTACATAACCATCGCGAGGATACAGTCCTGTGGTTTCTGTGTCTAGTGCTACGTAGCCTTGAGCTTTTTCAAGAACTTCTAACAAAAACTCTCGTGCTTCTGCGGTATTGTTAATACCTTTAAAGTCACCTTCTGTAGCAGGACGAAGTGTGCCTTGCATATACTTGTGAATACGGTCACAAGCACGTTGAAAATCTGGTTTACCTTCTGGCTTAAAAGCCAGCATTGCAGGATTCGAAATAGCAATGAATTTGTCTGCAACTAATTGACCTGCCATATTAGTTACGGAAGTAATCTTTGCGTATTCTTTTGCAGCTTCTGCTCCAACAAGAATAACATAGTCATAAGGCTCTAAGTCTACTTGTAAATCTACATCTTTTTTCAGTAGTTTAGTAATAGGCACAGAACTCATGTGATAGTGATCGAAATCAAAGTTAAAGTATTCTTTATACTTTGTACGATTAGGGGCTTTATCAATTAATGCAACTTTCATTTAATACTTTCTTATAGCGTATTTGGCTATTATTTGGTTATATATTCTGCAATCGAGCGAACTTCAAATACATCAAGTTCGCCTGGATCTCTACCATCAGGTAGTTTAATAATTTCTACAATAAAGTTCTCTGCTTCAATGAGAGGCTTAAGGTTAGCGGCAGCCTTCTCGCCCGCTTCATCACCGTCAAATAATAGGTATATGTGAGTGATGCCTTGAGCCTTAAACGGAAGTAGCTTTGACTTCGTATCATTTTGGAGCGTGTTCGTCCCAAACGCGCAGACAACATTTTCTAGTCCTTTATCGTAAAGATTTAACATATCAAATACACCTTCGACAATTACCATTGATTGATAACCGCTAGGAAGATGTGCGGGAAACACAGGCATTGTAACACCGCTAGGGTAGTTAATGTATCTAGGATTTCCATTACTAAGCGTATGTCTACCGACAAATACTACTATTTTACCAGTAATATCTTTGATTGGAAATACTATTCGGTCAACAAGTTTTTCTACTACATTAGTATAAAATGCGCCAAAGTATTTTAGTGTTTGTGGACTCACTCCACGGAACTGCTTTAGGTAAGGAGTATGTCCGTTAGGTAACTCTAATCCTAAGTGACTTGTTTTTAGCTCGTTTAGTTTTTCCTTAAGAGCCGCAATTTTCATAGGTACAGGATTAGTAAAAACCCCATAATATTTAAACAAGTTTGTTTTGAAGCCACAACTAAAGCAATGAGCAACACCAGTAACACGATCAACACGAAAACTAGGATTGGAATCCTCGTGATCTGGGTTCAAACATTTAATAAGGTAGTCGCGGCCGGACACGCTAAATGATAAACTGTTTTTGTTAATTAGTTCTAGTACTGGATCGCTCATTTTAATTCCATGGTAAGTCAGCGTTTGTGTCGTCTTGTTTTAAATCTTCTGATTTAGATTTCTTGCCAGCCTTTTTAACAACTTCCTTAGCGGCAGGTTTATCCACTGACTGTGGGCTAATGCGTAAGGTATCCCAATCGATCGGGCACGTAAATGCCATTTCCTTGCCCCCTCGAATCTTGGTGGTCTCAAATGAGATTGCATTCGTTTCCTTATCGTGCGCTTCCATTGTAAGCGCGATATCGGCGGCATCCAAGATGCCCTTGGCAAAACGTGCCTCACCACTTGCGTCGATCTGGTACGGGCTAACCATAACAATCTCGTATTTGCGAGCGAGGTTTTTGAGTTTCTTGGATATTTCAATTTGCGGTTTCCAGTCATACTGATCTGTGCCTTCTAGTACAATTTGATTAATGTAATCTACGACCGCAACTTTTAGTTTGTCGCCAAACTTTGCTTTGGCTTTGCCAATGTGCAGATCAATACTGCTTAGGGTCAAATCTCTGTCATCTACAATAATCATTTGGTTGTCTGTTTTAAGAACATGGTTTCGTACTAAATGTTCTTCAAACTTAAACCTATCTCTGTGACGCATAAAATCTCCGATAGTAGAATCAGCATCTTGGAACATACCTGCTCTAGCTTTTACTACTCGAAGAACTTCATCGTCTGTTAGTTTATGTTGTTTTAAATTCTGTAGGTTCACATTAGCTAAAATAGCTAAGTTGCGTTCCATAGTTTCTTGAGCCGTCATTTCAATAGAAAAATAAATACTACTATTACCAGACTCGTACTGATTAACGAATATATTGCTACTAGTAATAGATTTTCCAGATCCCCGTTTACCCCCAAGGAGAATGAGTTCTTGGCGAGCAACACCGCCAAGCACGGCATCAAAAGTATTATTAAGGCCAAGATATACACGTTCTTTCTCCAAATCGTCTGGGTGACGGAACATCATCATATCAGCCATAGTGAACACTTTTTCGCTGGTATGAGTTTTTTCTTCAATTGTTAATGCTAAGTTTGCTAAGTTATCTTTTATTTCGTTAGAATCGTAAAGCGGTAGTTTGTCTACAAATTTGTCTAATAATTTTACCGTTTCATTTTGTGTATACTGATCGATTAGCGCATCTAGCGCAACCTCAGCTGAAACGTCAGGAACCTCGGTTAAACGGAGAGTTGCTAACGTCTTCGACGCTGGACCCTCCCTTAAGGTTAATTCGAGATCGTCAAATGACGGTACAGCGCTGTATTTCTCATAATACTTATTTATAGCACCGTACAAGGAAGAGTATGCAGCGTCCAGAAATACTAATTTGAGTTTAGCCCAGATATCTAGGTTTCGCTCACTTAGCAATTTATTTAAGACTACTGCTGATGTATCCAAGATTACCCTACTTTCGATTCGTTATCAATAATAACTTGGTCAATAATTTCTGTGACTTTATAGAGAACAGACTCTCTTAATTTTTTAATATCTTGTTGATAAGCAGTATCTTTATCATATAACAGACTCAACTGCTCATGCGTAATTAGTTGTTGTAAACCAAAATAGATGTGATCGTATGCCATTGTTGACTCGGGCATAATTTCTATTTGTGCGGTCTTGCCGTAATTGTGAACGGCTTGCTTGACAACCTCTTCTATTGTGAAGGAGTCGTTGTCGTGGTATGTAATTGTAACCTTCATCTTCGACCCGCTAAAGTAAAAAAGGCCGGGAGCTTTTTGAGAACTCCCGACCAATCGTGTTTATAAAACTAGATTAAGCAGCAGCTTTGGCTTCTGCTTTAGCTTTCTTTGCAGCACCGTCATAGTCAGCAACTTTGATGCCGCGACGTGTCAACAATGTGCGAAGGCCACGCTCTGTTTTGTCCACTGCTTTAGCAATGTCAGCAACTGTCATAGCGCTGATTTTGTCGCCGAGAGCTGTAACTGGATCAACTGTCTCTTTAGCATGAGAAACACGCTGTGCGGGAATCTTAGCAATTTGACCTTTGCGTGTCAGGCTCAAAGCCTTACCACGGACAGAAGCAACTGTCTTGTTCAGTGCAGTAGCGATATCTTCGATGAAGCTACCTGCGTCAGCCATAGCGATAAACTTAGCTTCTTCAGCTTCAGTATATGTACGAGCCACTTCAACTTTTTCAGCGGGCTTCACTGAACCAGTCAATTCCAAAGCCAAGAGTTTACCTTGAATTTGTTTTGCGGAGAACTTGCCACCAGCAAATGCTTCAGCAATTTCTTTGTATGTCAAAGAACCAGCATTACCGACAACGAAGTCAGCCAAGTTTGCGCTTTCATCAGGTGTAAATGCGCTAGTTTTTTCTTTAGCCATTGAAGCAACATCGAAGTCGAGTTGACGCAACTTAGAGGCAACGGAACGAGTTGTGAAACCCAAGGCTTCAGCAGCACGCTCAACAGTGTCAACGCTAACAGGAGATTGTCCACCAACCATATTGGTCAATTGAGCAACGGCTTCATCAGACCATTTTTTAGCTTTTTCAGTCATTTTTATTTTCTTTCAAGAAAGTATTTAAGTTTGTGATAATTGTAATACCGAGAGACTCGGCTTTTTTGCGTTTTGAACTACCTTTATCTTCTTCATCAACTAAGTAATTTGTGGCTTTCGTCACAGATTCTACTGGTGTGTAGCCTGCCTCTTCTAATTCTTTGTAGGCTTCTGCTTTAGTTTTGTAAGAAGATAATTTTCCTGTGATACAAATAGTTTGTTTGTTAGTATTTGTACTGGAACTTTTTTGAGATTTAAACGAGAAAGGCAAAAACTCTCTCATCTCTTGGAAATCAGTCTCAAGCCAAGCCACTAAGTTTTGTGTAACTTTGTCGCCAAGTCCAGCTTGCTTGCAAGTATCGTAACTGATCTCGTCTACAGATGTAACTACTTCACACAATTTCTTACTTGCGGTTGAACCTACTAGGGGGATGGAAAAACTAGCGATTACTGTTGCTAAGTCGGCAGATTTACTGCGTTCAATTTCATCTAACAGTTTAAGTGCTACTTTTTCACTACCCAGTGATTCAACAACTTGATCTGAATCAAGATAAAACAATTCAGTAATATCTGACAAGCCAAGTTTTTCAACTGTGCGAGAACCCATACCCTTAATACCAAGAGTCTTACAGAAGTGTTCGACCTTTTTATTTAACTGAGCACCACAAGCCGTGTTTCTACAGAAGAGCTGATCGTTGACCAGTTCTAGTGGGTAATCACAGCAGGGGCATTCGGTTGGTATTTCGATTCTCATAGTTTATTTATCAATTTAAGTATCTATTATACTAGATTAAGTCGCGTAAGACAAGTGAAAATTTCTCTTGCCCTTGGCTAAAATTTTTACGCATCTACTTTGTGAAGTATGCAAGGGATAATTTCACCTGATCTAATTATGGCTACGGTGTCTCCGATCTGGAGATCGAGCATTTCAATAAAACCAGGATTATTAAGAGTAGCCCGACTGACGAGGGCATCGCCAATATAAACAGGCTCAAGAATAGCAACTGGAGTGACTTTGCCACTTTTGCCAACTTGCCATTCAACGTCAATAAGTTTTGTTTCAACATGAGCTTGTCGCTCTTTCTTAGCATATGCACCACGGGGATGTTTGCTAGTATACCCTAAGTCTTGGAATACTTGAGTATTGTTTACACGAAATACTACTCCATCACAGGGATAGATTTTATCTAAGTCAGGTTCGCTAATTACATTGAAACCGTACTGCTTTAGTGTATCTAACTCTGCACGATAAGTTGTAGTAATTGCAGGTTGAGCACCATACGCAAAGAAACTCAACGCGCGAGTGCTAAACTCTGTTGGGTCTTTGAGATTAAGAGAGCCTGCTGCATAATTGCGAGCATTTTCAATATGACTTGGAGCAACAATCTCACCAGTAACCTGATAGATTCCTGTCAGTGGCACTGTGTGTGGTACTAGACCCTTGTGGCTAAGAATCTTATCGGTAATGATTTGACCTTCGACACCATCGCCACGAGTCAATGCCCGTACAAGTGTGCCATCCACATACAATAAGCTAATAGCAGCACCATCGAGCTTGGCAGTAGTAACAATATCACTAATGCCTTCCAAAGGACGTTTCTGATCTTCATCTTCATAATACTTTTGTAGTGAATACATTTGATAAACATGACGCTCGACATTGCCGTGCTGCTTAGCACCAACAGCATTATATCCGATCGACTCTGCAAGCCTATCGAACTGGTCGTCACTAATGATCGGAGCACCACTATAGTAGGCTCTCGAAGCTAAATTTAAGTATTGTTCAAGTTTATTCATAAGTATTATTATACCAGTTTAGGCTTTACAAATCAAGTTTATTTTCTTCTCGTAGTATCTTAGCGGCATAGTGGCGAATAATATCTTCGCCTTCTGCACGAGCACAAATATCTAGCAGTCCGTCTAGGAGTGCATAAATATTTTCTACTGAGGCAGGGATTGAAATACCTTCACGACTAGCTTGCCAATCGCCTTCATAAGTAAGAAAGTACTTTCGTAACTGTATGTACTCTATATCTCGGAATTCATTGACTACCAACTTTACTTGAAAGCCTTTGTCCATGTTTTCTTCAATTAGTTTATTGTAGTGTATATTATCATCCATTAAATCTTAACTCCTAGTTCTCGCAAATGCTCAAGACTAGCGAGTTCTGCTGCTTCTTGATATGCACACTGTAGCCACTTTTCGGATAGCAGCCAAATACCGTACACCCAGCCATGCTTAGGGTGTTTTTGCTCAGTCTGAATGCGTGCTGTAGAATCGTATCGCGCTGAGTATACGATTTCTCCAATAGTAAAACGATCACGCATTGCTGCTTCTGGAATCAGCTGAGGGTCAAAATAACTAGAGCCTGGTACACGAATAGGTACTCCATTACCTTCCAGAATATCTTTAATAAACTTACTACTTCGGTAAGTCATTTTTGAAATAGCATCTACTGTTTCGCCATTAAGGTACTCTGAGATAATGTAAACTTTTTCGTCAGCAGTTGCGGGCTTGCCACGAAGTTGTGACTTACGCTCAGCTGTACGAAGCTGTTTTTTCTTATAATCTTCAATAATAGTACCAAGGCGAGTAGTATTATAAGCCATGCCTAAAATAGCACACGCGTCTTTTTTGGTAATTGGTTTCTTACCTTCTTCAGTAGGTTCGAGTAATCGAATAACTTTTGCAATGTTAGCATCAGTCATCAATTCTTCTTCTAGTGCGGGACGTTTACGTGTTGCCATTTTATTCCTTTCTGTGATAAACGAAAAAAGGCGGCACAGAGCCGCCTTGAATTACTTCAATACTGATAAGAAGTAAACCGCAGCTTTACCTGTGAGCTTGCTAAGAATGTCTTCATCGACTTCTTTGCCTGCTGCTTCAATAGCTGCACGGAGTTCAGCGATGCTGGACTCTTTTGAGACACGCTTAGTGCCTTCACCGCTAGGTGCTTTAGTTTTTGTTGTACTAGCACCAGCTTCTTTTTTCACATAAACACCAGCCTGCACCAGTACCATGCGAACGCCGTTAGGCGACATTTCAATTTCTTCTGCAATGTCTTTAATGATTTCAGTAGAGGACTCAGGTGTGGGGCCTGCACCTTCGTACATCTCAATAACTTTTGCTTTGAGTTCTTCTGTCCAAGTTGCCATTTGTTTGCTTTCTTTAATGTATATTGTTTTGTGTTTTTGGATTGCCTGATTTCAACAGATCGTTTTCTATAAGAGAATTGTATGCTGCTTCATACGCACAAACTAATGTATATAAATTTTCTGTGGGTATCAAGCTATTGGGTAAACCATCTGGCATACTATGTGTTTTAATACACAACTCTTCAATCTTAGTACGAATCTGTAAACTTACCTTAACTGCATCAAGTAAGATTTCACTGTCCCATGTTCTGAATTTAGACATAATCTGTGGTAATGTCTGCCATCTGTTCAGGGATAAACTTACGATAGTTATGTTTAAGATCAAACTGTGCCAGCTTTTCCATTGTTTGAGTATGTTGCTCGGCTTTTAGTGCTGAAAATTCACGGCAAAAGTCGGCAAAGTCATCTTGACTAAGGCTAGTAACATCAATGCCTTCAATGTGCTTGGTAGGCGTTACCAGTTCGATAATTGCACGCTTGGATTGTGATCCGTCAGCTTTTGTATAAGTGAATTCTACAAATTTCATAGTTTATCTTTCTTTCGTAAATTAAGTATATATTATACCGCTTTTGCAATTTAGGGTCAAATGTAAAATTTTAAGTTTGACTTTCTAATACCGCGCGCTCAAGACCAAGTTTAAAACGCTCAGCAAAACTCGGTATAACAATAGGGAGGATAGCAAAAGGAGCAGTAACAGTAGTTACAACTATGTAGATTAAATAGCTTAGCAAAGGACTTTCAGTAAAACTATTACTGATATTCATATCTTTTGCTAATGCAATTGCAGGTGCTAAAAATAATATACAGCTGGAGATACCTGTTGTTAAGGCAAATAGAATATAAACTTCGATTATTTCCATACTAAGTTACCTTTAGAGTCGTGTGCTCGAGCACCTAAACTAAAGTTAACTTTACCTTCGATGACTTTCAAGTTACTTGCATCATGACGATAAGCAAGTGCTGCCGCTTGAACTTTCGGATTACTACTAAATAAATCTGCGCTAGCACGACCCGTAAACTCTTTGAATAGCTTTGCAATCCTAATGTTACTGTGTGACCAAACTGTTTTACTGTTTGGAGTATGTCGGCGATATTTAATATTTGCTAGTGCGTCTTTTACTTGTTCGTTATTAGGTTGCCGTTTTAGTACTCGGGTTAATTTAATTTTTCTATTTGTAGCCCAACGAGTGCTAGATTTGTATAGAGTATAGTATGTTTGCTTAGATTTACTTACTGATGCCATTTATTACTCCGCGTCGCCAAAGTCTACATCATAGTCGCCATGCCAGCCTTCTGTAACATAGCCCTTGGCGTCAGACTCAGCGCGTTCTGTCATTTCTTTGGCACGTTGAATAGCTTCGCCAATTTTTTGAATTTCTTGCAGGGCGACCAGAAGTTCTGGAATTGCTTCCATATGGATTGGCAAATAGCGCTTGCAACCATCAAAGATACGAACTTCTTCCAAACCACCAGGGCCTGTGCCGTGCTCTACGCCATAGTAGTAGCGATTTCCGTATACTTCAAACAGACCATCATCCATAAAGGTGTCGTCATTAGCATTACCAAAATAAATTTTCATTGTGTTTCCTTGTGTTAAAGTTTTGTTCAGAACTTGTATTATATCAAAAAGAGTATTTGAGTTCAAGTATATTTTTTACAAACAAAAAACCCAGCTTAGCGCTGGGTTAGGTGTTTTGGGTGTAAGATTGGATCCGGTATAAACGGACGCTTAGGTCTATGTATAATTGGATCTGGCACGAATACGAGCTTCATTCAAAAGCAACGTAGTCTTCTTTACCTACGCCACACTCTGGACACTCAAAATCGTCTGGAAGAGTGTCCCATGCGCCTTCAGTTTCTTCGTCATGAACGTGGTCACATACTACGCAAATGTAAGTCATTATACTGTCTCCCAAACTTGTTGATATGCTTTTGCATGACGCTGTTCTACTTTTTTCAGTGCAGCAAAGCGTTTCTCTGCTTTAGCCAACACTGCCTTAAATTGTTTGGCGTGTTCTTTGCTATCGGCTGCCTGCTCTTTAGCCTCAGTAACTGCTTTCCAATTTTTTTCAACAGTTGCATCTTTTTCAAAGCCTGGATACATTTCTGTGTATTCATAAGTTTCGCCTTCAATAGCCATTTCTAAGCACTGCTTAGTGTGTGGCGTACCAATCAGCAACTCTAAGTGGCCCCAGGCGTGTTTGAGTTCTTGATCTGCTGTATGCTCAAAGTGATCGGCAACATCATCAAATCCTTCACTGCGTGCAATTTTAGCAAAATAGCGATATTTAATATGCGCCATTGACTCGCCAGCCAATGCACTTTCAAGATTTTTTAAGGTAATTGACATAATTAAGCTGGAGTATATTCAATACCTGTTGTTGCCAAGCCCACTAAGTCAATGGCAGTTTCAAAAGATTCTAACTCGCTAGCAATAGTCAAGACGTCTGCTTGAGAGTAGTTATTAGCTACCATCCAATTAGTTAAACTAGTAACTTCCGCTAAAGTAGCATTAGTACCCATTACATTTTTGTAAACGTGCTTGATAAAAGTTTCATCACTAACACCGCCTGCATCTGTTTTATATACGGATGTGTTTAACAATGCTGTAGCCAGCTGCTTGTTTGTCCAACCTGCATCTGCAAGCTTAATACCAATACCTGTATATTCCGCAGTAACATCAGACTCACCAAGTGCGGCAGCTAACAATGCGTATACATCACCTGCACGACCATCTGCATCATAGGCAATAGCTTTGTCTGTAAACACCACACGCTCGTGATCTGCTAATGTAAATGTAACGGCTGTTGCCAATGTACTGGCAAGAGTAACTTCGTCTTCACCTTTAGTAATTGTGAACTCTGTGCTAGCGCCGCCAACTGTGTAGGTATCAACACCTGTCGTACCTGTAACTTCTACTTCTACATCAATTGTACCATCGCCAACGCGACCAGTACCTACTGCACCAAATGTAGCAATCTTACCACCAGCACCAACTGTGGCAACTGTTACGATTACATTGTTTGCAGAAGTTCCGCCAAGACCTGTACCTGCAATGGTAATAGTATCGCCTGCAGCATAGCCAGTACCTGCACTAGAGGCAACACTGTCTAAAGCCACAGCATACACGCCATCGGTTTTAGTAATATCAAATTTAGCACCAGTACCTGTACCAGTTGTAGTACCTGTTTTATCTTGATAAATTGTATTAATTGCTTTATCTGCAATTTTAATTGTTGTTGTCATAATTTTCCTTGTGTGTTGTGTTGGTGCGCTCGACTGGACTCGAACCAGTAACCAACGGATTATGAGTCCGCTGCTCTAACCATTGAGCTACAAGCGCGACTCGAAAAGAAAGCCCAGACGTACAGCAACCATTGACTAGTTAGTTACTGCAGAGGTCTGGGGCATATTATTGGAGCGGGATATCAGGCTCGAACTGATCTCTCTAGTTTGGAAGACTAGGGCACAACCCCTATACCAATCCCGCTTAAATTTCTAGGTTTATTACTTCTACTTGGACAAAGCCGTGTGAAT